ACCACATCCACGCAAGAACCTGTAGTATCATATGTCTGGTGTTGGTATCTGGAATATGTCGTAAGGGATTCTTGTCAGCATCCATCACACTATTCCAACTATCGTATACAAATTGTCTCATAACAAACTCCAAAGTTAAGCGGTGGTGTTTCTGTTTCCAAGTACACCACCGAAACTCAGTACGACTAGGCTGCGAGAGCGTAGTCTACATATGCATTGTTATCGTTTGCATTTACGAGTTTTGACCTATCACGCAGTCAACCGACAATTCTACTCGCCTCTATCTACGTCAGTCGAACCTAATTCACCCCCTCAGTCGAGGTTTAATTATGGTGGAGGTGGAGGGAATCGCACCCTCGTCCTGCCCGTCCTTCGATTTGTATCAACAAATTGTATTCTATTTATACCACAGGGGTATCCTCATTGTCAAGAGGTTTTTCCATATTCCATAGAACTAACATTGCAATCACTGGTACAAAACACAATGCGATTAAAAGAAGTGCCTTAATCAAGTTTCACCAACTCTCTATTCTTAATGTGTTGTTCTGCAATCTCTTCTTTTGATTGACCATAGTATGCAACCGCATGATGATTGTCTATTAACAGTTGATTGATGTTGTGTTCATCACCATACCAAATCTGACCAAGGATACGTCCATACTTACCTTTACCATCTTTGAATGTCTTCAACTTTAACCCACCAGCGTTTGTCCATTTCACTAGATAATCTTTCGCAGCAAGTCCGTAGATTTTTTCTACCTTGTCGCTTGTTCTAGATTCTGGTGTATCAATACCATACATTCTAATGCGTTGATTACGCAACCACACTCCAAATCCTAAATCAATATCAACGTCAATGGTATCTCCATCGACAACTTTTACTAACTTACATTTATATTCGTGCATTATGTACCTCTACTTCCTACTGGTTTGCAGACCCATTGAATTGTATCCCAATCTCCGTCTGCTGGAATGTTGACATATTTAGGTAACATTTCTTTACACGCAACTTCCGTATCAAACCACTGAACATCTTGCTCCACACAAAAACTGTCTAAACAGGCAGTCAGTAATATATGCCAGATTATTTGCATTACGTTTTAGTTCCCTCTTGCCTTTGTGCAATACCAAGATTGATATTACCAGTACCATGACCAAGAACACATCCTTGTGTACCATTATCGGTAAACTCAAGAAGAGTCCATGTTATCGGGTTTGCATCTGCATTCATAGCAACAACAAATTTTGATTCTGTCATAGTACCATTGGGGTGACCAACTAAACCTTTCATCCATATGGTAGGTGTTTCATTGTGTTGTTTCATCAACTCAATAATTTTTTCACCACTGGTGCAAGTTACTGGTTTCGATGCCCAATAAAATTCACCTTTTCTTTCTGCTTCCTCTTGTTCCTTTGATATCTCTGCATATGCACTTCCACTAAACAGGATAACCAGTAACGGCAGGACTTTCATCCAATTTTTCATTTTCTTTTTCCCAATCTTGGGTGAAATCATCTACTGCATTTATCAATTTAGGTAGGTAGTCAGTTTTGTTTTTGATAAATTCTTGAACAACTCCATCCTCTGTGACTACAAGAATTACTATCTGTTCGATAGGTGTTCCTGTACGTTCTTCAAACATCTCTGCATATGCAGACGCCTGAATATAGTAACTCTCATTCCAATCATCGTTACGTTCTGAACGAGAGGTCTTAAAGTCGATGATGGATAGAACCCCATCATATTCTGCAATGCAGTCTACTCTACCAGCGACCATGTACTTGTCTGAATACAGTCCACACTCTTGTGCATAGACGTTATTCACTTTTTCCTTAATGACCTTTTCCAACTGACCAAAGAGAGCTGCAGCAAGAAATGGTTCTCGCTTTACCTCTTTGTTGTTGATGAGGTCTTCACACATATGGTGAACCTTAGTACCACGTTGTGCAGCAGTCCTTGCAATGTAATTTGCAACATCTTCACCAACCTTTTTGCGCCATTCCATAAGACCTGTCATCTTACTCTTTTGCAAAACGGTAGTGATAGAAGGGTACATCTTCCCCTCTGGTGTCAAGTAGAACCGCTTGCGGTCTACGGTTTTAGTTTCCAGTTCTGGAATCTGTACAGGTTTGTGTGTAAACATAATATATCCTCAAGTTAATTTTCATCATCTTATCACAGAAGAATGCATTTGTCAAGAAGGAAGATAAATTCCTGCCATCTTGAATGCCTCTGTTTCTGTCTCTTTATTTCTTCTAGTCCAACCTCTACCGAATGTATCAAACGTACTCAGACTTTCGTAGAAGGTTTGTCTAATGTCGGTGTATGTTGCAATCGCACTTTCCACACCCTCAATTTGAATGTAAGCATTCAATGCTCTCAAGGTATTTGGGCCGATACCACCATCTGCAACTGTTCCAATCATAGTCTGAAGTTTCTTTGCAGCTCTACCTGTACCAGAATTTACAGCCCAATCGAAAACGCAGAGGTCTAATCCCTCTGGAAGTTCGTCCGCTTTTACCCTATCCCAATAGTTCTTTTTGTAGATAGGTGCAACATCATCGAATTCTAAATCTTTCATGTCCTTCTGTTGAAGGTCATTTTCCATGCACCACTTTTCGTAAACTCTCTTGGTGACACCCATGTTGGTTTCACCGCCTGGGTCTTTCGGATGATTCACATATCCGCCTTCGTGGTGTAATACGAGTTTTAAACACGCATCAAAATTACTCATTTGCCTTGTCCTCTATATTTTTTAAACGACCTACGTTTTGCTTTGTTCATCGTAGACGTAATTGGTTTCTTGCCGATAGACGTACCTTTGTATGTCTTTTCGTGTACTTTTGTCACTCCATACATTTTTGCCATTACAACTCAACTCCCTGTTTGATTTTATTGATGAGATAACTACGAACTAAACCAGAACGTACAATATCACCAATGTTAAATTCTACCACAGAGAATTCTTCCATGCTGTTAATGATATTCATAAACACACCCATACCTTCTTTCTCACCACTCTTCGACAAGTCTGTCTGGAAGAAATCACCAGAGAAGATAATCTTACTATCCTGTCCTACACGAGTCATGATAGTATCTAGTTCATGGAAGTTAAGGTTCTGACATTCATCAACTATAATAATGGCATTGTCAAGTGTGATACCTCTTAGAAATGAGGTGGTGAGGAACATAACACTACCCTGTACTTTCAGTCTGTCATATAACATACTGAATGCAGTATCGGATGCCTGTTCAAACATGAACTGTACCATGTTCTGGTACGGTACTTGGAACAGTGCAGTCTTATCTTCTTCGTCACCTGGCAAGAAACCGATTTCCCTAGTAGGAACGGCACTTCTTACAAGATATACACATTCATATGGTGTAGATGAATCTAGAACTTGTTGCAAAGCAAGGTACAACGATACAAAAGTTTTACCTGTGCCAGCAGCACCATATAGGAACAAATTCTGTCCTTTTTTGTATTCTTCAAATACAAGTTTTTGATTGTCTGTAATTGGTTTTACTTTTACCAGACTATCAAGGGTCACATCTTTTTTCTTTGACATTTTCTAACTCACTATAATTTAAGGTGGAGCAATGGGGTTACCATTGCTCCTGTGCAATGGTGGATTGACCACTCAGCTTCCAAACTCAATTTGAGGGTGCTGTGGTGTCTCACCAGCACACATCTATTTATATTACCTTATGTTTCTTTAATACCTGTTCTGTTTTAACTTGTTTAGTTGATTTCTTACCATATCGGTCATGAAGGTTTGAACGTGGATGTGCTTCTGCAATCCGTGATAGGTTTTCTTTCCAACCATCATCGTTCTTGATTCTATCACCTGTGCCACCAGCAATACCAAACATTGATGGTGTCTGTATGATATGAGGGTTTTCTTTTAGGAACTCTTCCTTACCAGACATGGTAAAGAATTCCTCAAACTCCTCACCTGTCTCGTTGTTCTTGAAGTTGTAGTAAGGCATCAGTTAATTCTTTCACTCTCAATTGCAATGCATGAACTTGTGCTTGCATATCTGCAAGGTCACGTTGATACATTTGTTCTGTTGTCATAACAACAGGTTCTTGTTTCTTTTCCTGTCTCATTTTCCATAACATCCAATCATAATAGCGTTCTGGTTCTGGGTCATGCTGCTCTTTGTTCATACCAATACGGAGCTCCTCTTTTTGTCCATTTCGCTAGATGTTGTTTATACTTTATATAGTAGTCGTGATACGCACGAATTGAACTGTCTGGATTCTTGACATCATCAAACATCGCCTGATACGGTTCACAGAATCCTAGTTCGTACATATTGGTTGGTGGTCTTTCCAACGCCTCGTGTAATTTACGATAACTCTCATGAGGTTTGTCATGATTGTAACGATACATGAACTCATTGTTTAGTTCAGTCCACATCTCGTATAACCACTTGTAGTTTGAGATTGAATGTCGAACCCAAATACCACTAGGGTGTTTGATATGTGATGCCTTGTACAGAATATGTTCAAGGTCACTGTTCAGTCTCCATCGAGCAATCTTGCGACCATTCGCAGTCTTACCATAGTATTGTTCACCATCAAGATAACGATGTGCAGTAGACATCAGTTGAGCGTACTCAATAATCATCTTACTGCAATGACTGTCGTTGTGCATCTGAGCACAAGTCTTGGGGTCATGGTTCAAATAGAAAATGTTCATTCTTCTGTTGCCTCCCAACGATAAAAGATATGGTCTTCAATCTCTATCGTTTTTGTTTTAGTCTTTGCCCATGCTGGTTCTACATAATCTGCATGGTAGTGTGTTGCACCTTCTGTAATATCTGCAATTCTATAACTACCATCTACGACACCAGATGTCAAGGATAAAATGGAATCAAATGTTTCCATGTCATGAATACGGTCTGACAATCCATCACAATACCAACTGAACTGACAACGGTTCTTTACAGGTATCATAACTTCTGGGTCATTCCAACTAGGACGATGTGGGCCTTCATAGACAACTCCACAAATAGTATTCGGAAAACGACCATCATTAACACGATTTACCGTTACAGATATAACTGCCATCTGACCAGCAAGTGGTTGGTTTCGTGCTTCAAAGTAAACATTCTGTGCAAGACAGAATGCTTCATCAATCATGAATTGTTGTTTTGTCGGAACTGTGTCTGCACTTGCAGTTGGAGTTAACGACATAAATGTTCCTAGAACAAGTTCTTTAAGCATTCAGTGCCTCCAAGTATTCATCATTATTTGTTTCAAATATAATGAATGGAAAATACTTATTCATTGTCTGGATTAGATTGATGTAATCACCAGACTGCATTTCCTCAGTCACCTTATCACCAAGACCCATTTGTTTTGATAACAACTGTGCAGTACCCAAGAGGAAGAAGGCGTTACCTTTTTCCCCATCAAGGTTTATCACATATCTGAATGCATCATAGACATCAGATTCTCCGTTAGGTTTACGAACTGCCATTATATACTCCTTTGTTCAAAGATAGCCTCAACTAGATTTCCTACCATTTCATCAACGACAGTTTGTCCAGAAATTTGAAACTTATCCACTGCATTTTGAAACTCACTGATGGTCATTGATTCTACTTCATCAAGAATTGTTTCTTTGATTTGTTCATTTACTGGATGACTCATACTGGTTCTCCATCAAGAGTTTTAAATCCAAAAGGTGCGACCACATACTTTTCAGTACCGACCAAAATCTGGTCACCAACTGAAGTAGACCGTAGACCATAACCGTCAGAGATATCACCCATGACAGTCACATCATC